ATGGGCCCGATGCGCGTCGGTGCTGTCGTGTCGCCCTCGACCGCTTTCACGACGCGAGCAATCCTTCTGGCGCTGTCTTCTGAAAATCCATAGGCGCTCATTAAAGGATCTTCCTGTAAATAGGTGTCAGATAATTGTAAGGAATATCGTCATAAATTCGGAATCGCAGGAAGCCACCATTCTGCTCGGTCGGTTTAACTCCGGGATCAAGAGGAATCCCAGTGTCGCCCTGGATGATCACTCCATTCGGAAGCACGTTTCCTGCGATGTCTCTCGCTGTAATCAGCTCAGTTCCGTTCCACTCGCGATAAGAGTGATTAAGGATGACTGCATCCCAATTATCTTTATCGAGAAGATATTCAAGAGAAATGCGCCAGTATTTTTTTCCGTTCTCGTAAACTCGTTTTGCGCTTACTTTATCAAGCAGCATACTGCGAGCAGGAAAGCCAGAAAAAGCTCCGCTGTTTACGCACTTAACTCGATCCATCCAGTCGAGTGCGACGAAAGTTGCGCTGTTGAATTCGAGTTTCATACATAGGAGAGGTCGATGCGTCATGACCGGAGGATCGAACCGTTCATTGTTCCCGTTTACCATTGGCTTTGATGGAGTGTTGTAGTCGGTGTCAAGAACATATTCTTTGTCGCTCGTCGAGAAGTCCACATCTGTAGGTCTCGTCAACGGGTCTTCGTTCGCCTCGCTCGCCTTCTCTTCAGGGCTTGCACCTTTATTCTGATTCGCTACTTCAGGAGTCTGAGGAGCGCTCGGCGTCGAGCTCGGCGCTACGGTGTCGATGTTGGAATTGTAGGAGCAGGTTATTTTCCAGAAGTGCGGGTCGTCCATCTGGGAAGCTGTGCGCCCGATGCAGAAAGCCCTCTCGTACTTAGGATGCTGTGAAAACATCGCAGGAAGATTAGTTCCGAAAAGGTCAGGAACATCATCGGTCACGTTGTCGGTCTGCACAATGAACGAGCGCACCAGCGAGACCTGGCGCTTCGAGTCATCAGATCCGGTGCGGCCTTCAAAAGTTTCGTAAGTGTTAAGGACTGACATGGGCGCTCCTTAGTTTATGTTAGCGACGATCATATTCGCCTGGTTCATAGTCGCCGCTGCGATCTGCTGCTGTAAAGCAGTCTGCGCCTGCTGCTGAGCGAAAGCCTGCTGCTGTAACCTCAAAAGTTTTTCTGCTGCGGTTTCGCCCTTCCCAGCGTTCTGAATCTTTAGCGCTTGCGAGAACGCCGCTGCCGATCCTTGCATCAGTGCTCCGGGGTTCTTCAGTTCTTCCATCGCTCCGACGCTGCGCTCGAGTTCCGCAGTGAGCTGCGCCGCACCCGCTGCAAAAAGATCGGGTCGATCCGCAAGGGTCATTTTTAGCTCTTCCATTTTTCTGCGATAGGTTTCGAGCGGGCTTTCAATGTTGGAAAGCTCCCTGATCCATGCGGGCATATTGTCACCACCAAGAAAAGCGTTGAGGCCTGCGAGGTCGGGGGGCTTGAGGGAGTCGAACTGGTTTTGAATCGCCACGATCGTGTTGCCATACTCTTCGTTGGTGATAGTGCCTGCGCTGAGCTGTGAATCGAGAGCCTCGAAAGCTCCGGTTCTTAGCTTTTCCATCGCTGTCTCGAACTGCTCTGTCGATATCGCTCCGAGTGCCATCTGTCGCTGAAACATTGCAATCGCGCTGGCAGTTCCTCCGGAGAGCTGTTTAAGAAATGCTGAGTGTCCGATCGTTCCGTTCTCTAATCCTATTCCAAGATTATCGAACATATTAATCATGGAATTTGAAATCTGTGAAAGTGCCGTCGCCGTATTAAACTCTCCAGCGCCCACTGCTGCAAACGCGTCATTAAATTTCTTAACGAACTGACTGACGAGATTTCCCGCAGCGTCAGATCCGGTGTTTCCTATTGCATCGTTAATCGCTTTAAATGCACCCTGCATTTTATCTTTAATCATCTCAGGATCGATCTGCGCTCCACCTCCAGATACTTTGCTATTAGCATAAAGGCCACCCGTGACACCACCGATAATAGTTCCGGGAATAGCTCCGATGCCCGTACTTAAACCACCAGCGACAAATCCAGTTCCTGCTCCTGCAAAAACACCAGCGACGATTGCGCCGAATTTCTCGAGGCCTCCGACTGTTTTGATAATATTGTTTAAGATGTCGACTGCTGCAAACATTACAGATTGCATTGCAGTTATGACACCGTGAGCGAAACCTAAAACGACTGATCTTATATTCTCAATGCTTCCTGTCGCTACGTCTGCGCCTCCCATCGTCGTAAAGAAATTCACCAGCCCTTCGAAAGCCTGAAAAAGAACGTCGCGAACTACTGCGAAAACCATACCGATGTTTTTAATCGCTGGAATAAGTGAATCGAAGTTCATGCGAATGTTTTGAATAAAACCGATGACCCCATTCGAGAACCCTTTGAGGTCGAGAGCATCGACTATCACGCCACCGAACTCGGTGAAGAAACCTTCGATCTCTCCTGCGAGTCGAGCGTAAATTCCTTTGAGCGTTCCTGCCATCGCTTCCGACTGTTTAATCACGTCCGCATTATTACTCATCCCTGAGATCGCATTAAGCGCGTCCGCTGTGCCGACTTTCCCTTCTGCCAGCATTCTCATCGCTTCATTAGCGCTGATTGCTTTACCCTGCACCAGTGACAACCTTTGCGCCAGTGCCTCGTAAACTGGAAGACCCATCGCTGCGAGAGCCTCGAAATCATCCTTGGAAGCTTGCCCCGTCCGGGTCATGTTCTGGGCGACCTCGCCGAGCTTCCCAAATACGTCGGAAGCTCCAGATCCTGCGATGAGCGATATGCGACCAAAGCTCTCGATCATCTGAGCTGCGTCTTTGCCTGAGACACCAAGACCGAGAAATCCTGTCGCCAGTTTCCCGACGACTTCTTGGGCGATGCGTCCTTGATTAGCGATCCCATTCATCACACCACCGAGTCGATCGGCGCTCGCATCTCCTGCGAGGCCTTTAATTCTCGTGAGGATCTCCTCAGTATTTGCAAAAGCGTCGACCGCGCGATCATAAATTTTGTAGACGCCATAAGAGGCGAGAGCGCCACTGATCAGCGTCACTGGGTTCATGATGAGGCTAGTGACTTTAGAAAAGATGCTCGAGGCCGCACTGCTGATTTTATTTTCGACGTAATTTAGAAATGATGTAAGCTTCGATTTTGCCTGCGACTCCTTAGCGGCGACGCCTCCACCCGCTTGAGCCTGACCGCCCTGCGTCAAGAGCTTAAGCGCATCTGCTCCAGAGAGCGATCCCGATGCGATCCGCTTCATGACATCCGCAGTGCTGATCGCTTTCCCTTCGACCTTCGAGAGTTCTTTTGCGAGAGAGTCAAAAGCTTTCACGCCCATCGACTCGAGTGCCTGAATATCTTTCAAAAGAACCTTATCGCTGTCGCCGATTTTTCCGAGGATGCCCGCAAAAGCTTTGCTCGCTTCGCCCGCATTTTTTGCGAACTTCCCGATTCCCTTGCCGAACTTGTCGAGAGTGCTGGTGATCGTGTCCGCATCGAGGCCAAGTTTCTTTAAACTCACTGCGAATTTTAAAGCGTCGTCAGCTCCGAGCTTCGATGTCTTTGCAAATTTATGAAGCGCGTCGCCCATGATTCCAGCGACGTCATCATCGAAGTGCTTTGAGGCTTGCGAGGTGATCGCCTCGAGCCCTGCCATGTCTTCTTTTACTTTGTCGAGATTCGTGATGAAATCAGTGATCGACAGACCCATCGAAACGTTTAGCGATCCGATTGTTTTGGCCATGTCGTCACTCCTGTTTCTTAGTTCCCACCGCGCTCGCCCAGGCTTTTAGCGCAGCAAAGCTTTCGACTTTTTTATTCTCGCCGTACCAGTCCGGGAGGAAGTCTTTCACCTCGAGAGCTTTTGTCTCTGAGCCTCTCCAGACGTTCGCAGTCGTCGAACAGATCTGAGCGGCATGAATGTCGCCTCGATCTCCGTCGAGCGGTTCGATCGTTGAAAAGGCCTGCCACTCGGTAAGCTCTTGAGAATCGACTTCATCGAGTATCTCTCGAACTGTTTTCTTAAGATGCCCTGCGAGTCTGAATAAAAACCGACGCCCAGGGCGCTCTATTAGTTTTTTCTGGCGTCTTCGACTGCTCCACCGCTCATGCCATTATGACGAGCGCAGGCGTCGAAAAGAGTTCCCACCAGAGGCGCAGGCATCTCTCCTACTGCTTCGACATCGGCATCGGAGAAAAGACGCTTTCCGGTTTCATCTGCGATCGACCGCACGACGAGCTTTGCTCTGATGTTCGTCAGGTTTCCAGCTTTTGCTCCGGAGCTGATTTCGCTTTCGAGCTGATCACGCTCGCGGGAGCTGATCACTCGAAGATAGACTTTGCCGCCGAGCTCGGGGATCTCGATCTCCCCGAGCTTATAGGCACTTCCTGCGCCTAATAACTTTTGCTTATCTAAAATGTGAAACTCCTTAATCAAAAGCGTAGGTGATTTTGCCTACTGGTTTAACGCCCACAGTCGCTTTGACTGTGTTGTCTCCGGTCGCAATTCCGTCGACCTGAAACTTTGTTACAATGCCGTCAAAGGTTACACTGGAGCTGTCAGCTAGAGTGATCGAGCAGGCTTTAGGCGCGCCGTAATCCTCTATAAAAGCGCTGATAGTGCTAAGCGCACCATTGCCGACGCCGACGATCGCAGTCGCTGACATCTCGCCACCATCGATAAGGCCTCCGGCATATTCCTTAGTTTTATCTGGACTAAGAAGATTAGTCACATCGACAGTGCCACGTGTGGCGCTGGGTGGTGTGATGTCGGTGACGCCCGTAAGTGTTGCGCCTCCGATGGTGATCGCTGTTCCTTGCGTGATTACTGCTGCCATAATTATGACTCCCTATAGATGATGGAAAAATCCAAACTCGAATGATAAAACACGGTGTCCGAGCCTTCATAGAACTCGGGTTGATCCTGCTCATCATCCACACTGACGCCGAGAACGGTCACCCCGGAAGAGGTGCCGCGAAAGTTGTCCATAACCAGTCGCATCTGGTTCAAGATGGTTTCGACTTCCGATTGAGTTGTTGCGATTACATCGACCTGCATTCGCACTTCAGGAACTTTTGTGTTGCCCGTGTCGAGCGTTGCCGACCTTACGGTGCTGATTCTGTGATAAACGATGTAAGGCATCGTAGGCTTCTGGGGCGCTCGACCAGGATAAATGCGATTCCCCACAAGACCAAACATGGTAGCGTCGTCGATCAGTCGGGCGCGAAGGGCTTTGCTAGCACTCATAATGATCCCTCATCGATCGTGTCTTTTAATACCTTTGCAATCACGTCGAGAGCCTTAGCTTTATTCCCCTCCCATGCTCTTCGCAGAAACGGAAACGGTCGCGAACCGGGATGAAGTGAGCCTTGCGCTTTCCGAGAAACATTCTTTCTCTTTAACAAAACTTCACTGGTGACGTCATTCTTCCCGATCGGATGTGGTGCTGTTCCGTACTCCACCAGATGCGCATACTTCGTAGGAATTTTTTCGACGCCTCCGATTTTCTGCCCTGCTCTTCTAGTCGCACCGATGACTGAGAAAGCGAACTGATTTCCCTTCCTGAGAACCACTTTTTCTTTTGAGCCGAGAGAGTCGTAAAGGATCGAATGCTTTCTCTTTACGATAGACTTTGCGTCGTTAATCACTAGAGCCCCTGCATCTTTAAGAGCTTTCTTGAGGCCTGCTCTTTTCACTTTATTATCGATGTGCTCCATGACTGTAAGCAGTCCTTTAAGAGCGGAAGCATCTATTCTGATTTCTGCTCTTGGCATTACGCGACCCTTTCTACTGCATCGATCTCGAGCTCCCACGAGCCCTCATCGATATTCCGAATGCTTACGATTTCGAGAATGCGGTTTCCCATCGAGATGCGGTCTCCATGCTGAACGCCACCTTTAAACCTCATCCGAACTCGGTGAGAGATCGTCGCCTGTCTCGCCATGCCCTGCTCTTGCTCTCTGCCTGAGAGCGGTCGGACACTCGCCCATGTCGTGTGATAGGTCGACCAGCTCCGAGTCACCTGCCCGTAGTCGTCGACAGTCGTGCTGTCATCACGCTGAAGATTTATTCTCTGGGTGAGTTCGCCAGCTTTAAGCATTAGTTCACGATTCCTCGCGAGAACATTTTGACAATGTTGTCCACCGCGTAAGGCGTCTCATAACTTTGAACTTCGGAAGTCGTCTCGCGCTGGTTATACCAGTGAGCCACGAGCATTTTTAAAGCCTGCTTTAAAATCGCTGGAACCTGATTCGCATTGCCGCACCCTGCGACGTAAGTCACAACGATCGAGTTGTAATCATCTAAGTAATCGGGCCACGATTCATCGTAAGCAGGCATAACTCGCCCTGGGTTCGAGGTCGTGTCAACCTGATAGAGTTCGTCATCCCAAGTTTGAAGGTTGCCATCGAGGTCGTAATATTGGATCGAGGTCACTGACTGAACTGGGCCTTCGAGATAAAGGATGCCGCTGTCAGGGAAATCGTCGATTGAAAGCGCAAGGGTCTGCGTCACCATTTTGTGGCTCGCCATCTGCTCGATCTGCTGACGAGCTGCGGTGATCAGCGTATTGATCAGAGCGTCATCATCCGAGTTGTCGATGCGACTATGCAGTTTCATTTCTGCCAAAGTGATCGGTTCGGTCGCTGGAGGAGTGACAACGGTCAACATTAGCGTTTCTCTTTTTGTTTTTTCGAGGTTGCTTTCTCAGATTTGTTTTCTCGGGTTTCCGAGACCGGAGGAACGAGCGCTTCTTCAGCGCTCGCCCATCCGAGTCGGATACAGTTCGCCGCTTCATCGAGCGGGAGGTCGTACACTAGATTCGCATCATAAGTGAACGACAATCCCGCCACAGAAGTATGAAATTTAATTTTCATTAGGCTGCTGCTAGTACCAAGTGCTTAATCGGATCAGTGCCTGCATCGAGGATTCTTCCGTCATGACGACTGAAGCCCACGAAACCGACCTGATGGAAATCAGCATATCTTTCTTCGAGGCGCAGGAGTGTGAAGTCCTGAACATCTCGGATGATATACTTCGAGAAATCTCCGAAGTAAACTGCCTTTGCACTCGCTGCGATCGTTGCGCAATCTTGATTAATCACGACTGGCGAACCGAGCAGAGTACCAGGAGAAGACGCAGAAATGTCCGGTTGGAAAATCGGACGATTCTGAGAGTCGAGCAGTTTCCTGATCGCTTTGAAAGTGCTGTCGTGCATCATGAATCGAGCGTTTGCACGATATGCAGGATCAACAGAGTGCTGCAATTCGACGAGCTCGCCATAGGTGATCGCTGTTGCAGATGCAGCAGTAATGCCTGCACCCGAAGCAGAAATCCCTTGAGGCTTGCTAGAATTATCGCCAGTGGTGAAATGAGTATTCAAGATGCGGGCGATGCGTTCGCCCAAAGCACCACCGATGAACGACTCTAGATCGATCGCAGAATCTTGCAAGAGTTCAGCAGAAACCCTAATGAGTTTCGATGAATACTTGTAAGCTTTCAGAGTGATCTGACCGAAGGTCATGTCCTGCTCAGCGACCTGAGTGTTTTCCGCAAGGATCGCACCCACGTTGCTGTGATCCGATACAGTAGGAATCGGAAGGTCATTTCCTTCAGCGGTTCGCAAAACAGTCGACACTTCTCGCATCCCGCCGAATGCCAAAAGGGAAGCTTCGAGCTGATTTAAAAAACCTTGTGGCACAGTGTAACCACCTGCGGTAGTAGTGCCAACGGACTGAGCGCGAGCTTCGGAAGCTGATCTCGGAGCTTTAGGGTTAAGCTTAAAGCTTAATCTGTTGTTGCCAAGTTCGAGCCCTGAGCGCTGAGCTGCTGCACGATGCTCATTAGTGATGCCATTCACGCTGTGAAATCCGAGCCAGCCTCGGAGAGCCAAAGCTCGGTCAGCGGTGCTTTGACGATCGCCAAAGTCTCGCACATACGCAGGAGCTTCGATCGGGGAAGACCTTCTCACTGCGGGCTTCTTGCTCTGGGCTTCCAAAGCAGAAAGCTTTGAGCTGCGAGCGGAAGCTGCTTCTTCTGGTGCGACTTCAGCGGGAACCATGATCGATTCCATTTCACTGATGCGCACTTCGTGGTCATCGACTTGAGCGACAAGATTATCGAAAGCGGTTTGCTCTTCGGGAGTGAGCTCTCGTTTTTCGGTAGTGCCTCGGGCGTGAATCGCTCGGGCTTCAGCAAGCTTTGCGACGCGTTCTGCGCGCAGTGTTTCAATTTCGTTCATTGAATTTATTCCTAATATTTTGCGTATTAGGGATGTGCATCTGCTCCGGTGAGGAACATAAAAAAACGCACAAACCCCTAGTTCGGGATCTGTGCGTAAAGACTGCACTAGATTCGATGAAATGATTAAACCACGGATCTGCGAATCGTCAACACTCGCACCCAAAAAAAAAAGGCCCGCCGATTAAGGCGCGCCTAGGATTAGACTTTTTTCGGTCGTCCTGGAGGACGACGCTCGAGAAACTGAAGGTCGCCGGGATCGATTAGGTAGTCACGCCCGATGCGCTGGGCCCGGAGCTTCCCCGAGGTAATCAACGCCTGCACCCGCCTCGGAGTGACCCCGAGGAAGGCAGCGGCTTTCCCGACTGGGATAAGGTTAGTCATTGGTGATTTCCCAATTGTATTCCACTTCGTATTCATTCGAGAACGAACCTTCAGTTTCGCCCGCAGATATCTGCTCGGAGATAGCTTCGTAGATTTCTTCGTGGTTATCGGTGCCGAAATCCAAAGGACAGTCAACGATACTTTTGTTTTCTAATACTCGTCCAGCACCAGCCCAGACTGCCATGCCATTCTCATGTGTGAAAAACTCGATCTTATTAGAAACAGGCCTAACACCACCCGCAGCAGCAAAACCATCTTCCCACTGGTGGTAAGTGTAACTTCCTTTTTGGTATGGATTATCAGTGTCTTTTTGTTTTGCCGCTTCAAATCCGGTATGAAAAGCCTCAGACTTTTCGTTAATCAGATCAAGCATATTATCAGGAATCGAGTCAAGGAATTCAGTAAAATCAGAACCCCACGCAGGGAAATCTGCGCGGCCTCTGATTGAGTCAATCACCGATTCTTTGTCATCTTTTGACCAACTGTCATCAATGCGTTCATCAAGCCAGTTGTAGAAGTCGTTTACAGTTGTAAAAATCGTCATCTCTATCTCCTTTTTTGACCTCACTCAGCCGATCACTCGTCGGTTGCCATGTGGTTATTGTATTATATTATTCGCTGTGGCGAACAGTTTATTACGAACAATCAGGGAATATTTTAAAAATATTATTAAAGCTCTATTTTTATAGGGTTTTAAAAGGGTGGGGGATTTCCCCCACCCTCGGAAATGTCAGAAAAAGTGATACGTTTTTCTTACTGCTGCCTGCGAAGTCTGAGCTCCCGAAACCTTCGAGCACTGGCGAGAGCGTCTCGGGTGTAAATCGAGAGCGACCTTACGGCGACTGTCGTATCGGGATAAGCGGGATAAGTAACCACGCTCACATCGTGGAGCTCCACGGCGAGGAGGGATCGCACTCTCTGCCCGTCGACGAGATCCCAAGCGTCTTCGCTGGTGGTGAATGCAAAGCTCATCTGAGAGACATCGCCTCTCGACATGACTGCCATCAGGTCGGCAGCATATTGCGTATCAGGAGGATCGATCGTGACTTTGAGCCCGATCGCATCGCTCTCGAGTCTGAGCGTTCCTGAGACTGTGCGTCCAAGAATTAGACTAGGATTATGATCGATGAGTGCTCTCACATCTGGAGCAGAGTCGAGCGATCGCTGAAAAGCTCCTGGGCGAACATATTCCCTAAAGCCTCCCAGATCCTCCGAAGATAAATCGTACTTAGCAGCGTAGCCGACGATCCTCTGCGCTGCGGTGTCGACTCGGAGCTCAGCGCTGAATCGTCTTTCGATGTTATTAGTTATCATGATTAACTCCCTTCATGGTGGTGATTTTTTCGGAAACTGCTTCAGCGAGTTTCGCTGCGGTCACTGATCCTGAGAAATCAAGCCAGACAGATCTGAACTGATCGAGATGACGCTGGACGTGCTTCTCGATATCGGCCTCGAGTCCGAACGCCTCAAGAACTGGAAAGTAAGCAGACACGACTCGACTGCGATGCTCACCGCAGAAATGATCGATCTTTGCGAGAAATTCTCCCGGCTTATTCGCAAAGCGTTTTACTGCGTTGCATTCAATGCTCTGAAGCCTTTCGCCTGCATCGTCGAGGAGACGCAGAAGAATCGACTCATCGGATCGGGTCGGGGTGGTCGGAACTGGTTCGGGTGCTGGCGCTGCCACCAGACTGGGGGCAGTCGCAGGAGCTGCGGTCGGAGCTGTGCCGAGCGCCTGCATATTTAAGGGCTGCATATAGACATCGCCCTCGGGCCCGACGCCGTTCATGTTTTCTTTCTCTCTGATTTCGTTCACGCTGAGCCAGCCCCAGTTTCGAGCGACTGAGTAAGCTTGATATCTCGAGGCGATGTCGCCTCGGAGAACTCCTTCGACATTATGCTCGCAGAAATAGTTTCCTCGATCTTTCGGTCGGATGATCTTCCGATTTAATGACTGCTCCCATCTGACGAGCCACGGGCGAAGCGTGTCCGTGAGAAATTCGATGTTCATCATCTCGAGCGAGTTGTAGCTCGGTTTATTAAGATCGCGCAGTTTATGCGGCGGGATGTTAAACCAGCGAGCGACTTCGACCACTTGGAATTCCCTGGACTGAAGGAACTGTGAATCATCGGGTGGCACGCCAATCGCTTCCCATTTCAGGCCAGCTTCGAGCAGAGCGACTCGATGAGAGTTCGCCCCTCCTGCGTGCAGCTCCTCGAATGATCTTCGCAAGTTCTGACGTGCCTCTGGGGAAAGTTGACCAGGGAAAGTCAAGACACCACCAGGGCGAGCGCCTCTCCCGAAATAACCTGCACCGAACTGCTCGATCGCAAGT